CTTAGTCCCATGGTGCATGGCTTCACATATAACTTGATTCCAGCAAACGCACCAAAAGCATAAATAAGCTCATAATGGACTCCGATTGAATAAGCCTTATTAAGTGTTGATACTACACTTGAAATGCTTGAAACTGTATCCTCTTCAAATGCTAAAGCACCATTTATAGAGCCTGATGTTTCAACAGTTAAATAAGGTAAGTTTTGCATTGCATCTGCATTATTTACATATTGGTTCTTTATTAGATTTCCTAAATAATAAATTAGGTTTCCAGAATAGTTAGTTAGCTTTATTTTGATATCTAAAATAGATATAAAATCTTTTGTTTTAATATCAGTTACATGAGCATTATCTTCAACATCTAAAGATGTAATAATTCCAATATAGTTAATAGGTGAGTTTTTAATTACAAGATAATCACCAACTTCCACATTTAGATTTATTTTATTAACCTTAAATGAAGATACCTGAGGTACTACACAGTCAATAATGATATTGAAATCATCACTAGCAAAGCCAAAGTCTAGAACCTCTAAAGTTCTGCAATCTAAAAATACTACTTCCATTATTGACCACTGTACCCTTCTACAACTTCAATCCTACAGATACTATTAGATGTAACTCCAGGATTAAATATTAATTTAAAACTTCCATTTGGAATAAATAAGAAGTTCTCAAAATTGAAATCTTGTAACTGATAAATATTTGTCTCTATTCCGTTTTCTATCTTCACCATATATTGGTTTGTTTCTTCTGCATGAACTTGAATCTTGCAGTTAGTTGAACTTACATAAAGCTGCATTGTAGATACTAAATCATCACCTGAATAAATCTCTATTCTAGGATTTGCAACTGCACCTTCGATTTCAATATTAAGTGGGGCATTTACCTCACCATCATTTTGAATTAAGACTTGGCCAGCGTAAGAAAATGCATAAGTATATGGATAGGTATAAGGATAAACCTTACCACCAGATACAATGCCAATTGTTACTTCATAATTCTTCTTTTGTTGCCATAAAGATAATTTATCTAAAACTAACTTACATTGAAGTGATCCATACTCAAGCTGAGTCTTTGTTATAGACTTAAATGCGACATACACATATTTAGCATTATGATTAACTTCATAAAATAGCCTTAATTCTTTTGACTCTCTTACATACTTCAAAAAGTCTGTATAGCCTTGATAACCAGCTAAGAATACTAAACCAAATTCTAATGTCACTTGAGGATTTTTCTCATCGACTTTTGTGTATGTATTTTTATATGTTATGTAGGTATTATCTTTTTGAAATCCAATATCTGCAATAGATGCTATTAAAGTTCCTGATGAATAATCAAATTTGTAGGTAGTGCCTACATCATTAATAAGATAAAATTTTCTCATTATAAGTAGGCACCTCCTAACGCTCTATTTACTGAGTCAACATCAAACTCTGATGCTGTAGTATTTATTGTTACTGTGTTTGTTACATTATTGTTATTGTTTGTAGTACTGCTCTTGCTTCCACCCATAAAGGTATCTTCAAACCAGCCACCTACGGTTGAACCAACGTCTGAGAACCAACCGCCCACTGCTTCACCAACATCACTAAACCATCCTGTAACTCCATCCCATACGTCACCAAACCAATCACCGATACTTTCAAATGCACTACCAAAGAAATCAGCTATACCTTCGCCTAAATCTTGAATCCATCCTACAAATGTTTCAAAACAGCTACTTAACCATTCAAAGAATCCTGATATCTTATCAAAGCACCAATCGAATGCTCCTCCTATTGAGTCAACAATTCCATCTGAGAAACCATCAACATTACCAAAGATTCCACCAAGCCAATCTCCTATTGAATTAACAACCCATTCGATAGCTTCCATTATCCAATTGATGATATTTAAAATTGGTTCTAATAGTTTATAAATAACTTCTAGAATTGGTCTTAAAACTGCATCTAACACATTACAAATTGCAGATAATATTGGTTCAAATACACCTAAAATTTTACTTATTACATCAAGTTGAATTACTAAAGGCTTTAAAAGTGTATTGATAAGCGGACCTATAATCTTCATTACAGTTCCAAGCACTGATACAATTACTTCTAGAACTTTAAATATTGGTTTTAATAGTTCTACTATAATCTTTAAAATAGGTTTTAAGATTTGACCTACAACCCTAATTACAGTTGATAGTAATTTAACAATGATTCCAATTACATCAGCTAGAATTCCTAGTACTTCCATAATCGGATCTATTACTTCACTAATAAGTTCAAGTACAACTTCAATGATGTCACCAATTAAAGAAACTATTAATTCTAATATCTCACCAATAGGCTCTAGCAACATCACAATTAAATCTAAAATTGGTACTAAGATTTCTGCTACTTGATTAGTTATTTTTTCTAGAATTGGTGCTAGTTTTTTTATGATGCTAACAACTACTTCAATAACCTTTATTACTTCATCAATAGTATCATCGATAAGTTTTACAATGATATCTATTAACTTTGTTAATAATTCCATGATTACATTCAAAACTGGTTCTAATGCATCAAGTAGATCAAATAAAAGATCAACTATAGAATCTATTAATTGATTTACTGCATCCATCAGCTTATCAAAGACAGGTTTAAGTTTTGCAAACAACTCCATAATCTTACCGATTATTTGTTGCAAGATATCCCATAATTTCTTTAATAATTCCCTGAACTTTTCATTTTGAAGTAATATAACTGCAATTAATGCTATTAGAGCAACCCAGCCTACTGTTGATGCTTTTAAGGTTCCACCAAATATCTTTATAGCACCTGATGTTGCATCAAAAGCATTTTTAACATTACTTATAGCGCCACCAACTTTACTTATAACAGTAAGTACAGGACCAAGTGCTACTAAAAGACCTCCAACTACCTTTATTAGTTTCTTAGTTGAATCAGATAAGCCATTCCACCATTTAATTAAATCCTTAATCTTAGGAATAACTTTATTTGTTAAAGTATCAACCATCGAATTAAGTGTAGGTAATAATGCCATAGCAAGTTCATATTTCAAACTATTAACAGCTTGTTTTAAGTCAGATAATTTATCTGTAAATGCTCCTGCTGCATCTGCTTCTTCATTTGTTGCAATTCCAAGTTCTCTACATCTAGCTCTTAGATCATCAATCTGATCTGAACTTGCAGATAATACTTGTGTTAATTCAGAGCCTAACTTATCACCAAATATCTCATTGGCAACAGCTGTCCTTGTAGCCTCATCACCAAGTTCTGATAATGAGTCTCTTATTTTTATAAATGCATCCTCAGTTGATAGTCCTTGTAAGTCCTTAGCAGTTAGACCAATTGCAGATAATTTCTTATTGACGTTATCCGCATCGCCTTTAGCTATATCACCAAGTAAGGCATTTACTTTAACAAATGACTTTTGTAATTGATTAGCATCAACAGCTAAGATCTCACATACATAGGACCATTCTTGGTATGCTTCTGCACTCATATAAACTTTAGCTGCATTATCTGCTATATCATCAAGATTCTTTAAAGTTGAAATTGCTAATGCTTTTACTGCAGTTGTAGCTGCAATAGCTGGTGCAGTAATGTATTTAGTTAGTCCGGCACCAATCTTTGAAATATTACTCCATTCAACCTTACCAAGTGCAGATATCTTATTTGCTGTTGTTTCTAATTCTTTATTAAGCTTTGCAACATCAGCCTCAGTGTATTCCACACTTCTTTGAAGCTTCTTAAACTCAGTTTCACTCATAGCACCGATTTGAACTGCCTTTTTAGCATCTTCTAATCGTTTATTTTGAGTTTCAAGTTTCTTCTTAGTAGTTTCTAAAATTTCATTTAATTTAGATTGTTTTTGCTTCCAAACATCAATATTTGTGGAGTCATATTTTAATTTTGCATTAATAGCCTTTAGGTCATTTTGTTGCTCTTTTAATTCAGACTTTAACTCGGTTAATTCACGATTTAATTCAGTAGCATCTAAACCTAACTTAATATTTAAACCTTTTATAGTTTCAGCCATAATCTAATCCTCCTACAATAAGAAATTATCAATGTCGGATTGCGTTGCAGGTTTAGGACCTTTTTCTTTGTCCATACTTTCTTTGTACATTTCAAGTAATTCAAAATATGTATCAATTTCAATAAAACAGGCATCCCTTATTGAGATGCCCATTTGTGATAAATTGAATATTATATTACTTGTTGGTGTATGGCTTGGTCCCTTTATAGGGTGTTTTATTGTTTTGCTTATTCTTTGCAGAACCTAATAACTCACCTATAACTTGCATAGCCTTTGTTAAAGAATTAGTATCTGTTAAAATCTCAAAATCAAATTGATTTAAAAACTCATCAAATGAAACATCATTAAATGGTTTATTTAAAACATAAATGATTTGAAATAATACCTGAATGACTCCAGAAACATCCTGGGTTTCTTTATCCTCTTTAACATCCATCTTAGACACATCTTGAAACAAGTCTGTGCCAAATTGATTTTTATATGCAATCATAGTAAATAAAGATGATTTTAATCTTATTTCTTTATTACCAATATTTATTTTACGTTCCATAAACAACAAATCCTTTCTTATTCTAATGATGGTAATACTGGTGCATTAACTAAGAAGTTTTCATAGTTTGAATCGCCCTTAGCTGCAACAATGTATGTAATAACAACATCCTCATTTACTTCAATTGGTCTTGCAGTAATATTAAGTGTAGTTGAGTTTGCTTCTACTGAGTCTGTCTTACTCTTTGTACCCTCAGATACAGGAGTTACAGTACATAAATAGAACCATACACGTCTTGCCTTAACATCACCTTGGAACTCTAGTCCTAAAGCAAATGTAACTACAGGTGCATTTGATACTTCTAGTAAATTGCCATTAGCAAGTTTAATATAACCTAAAACCTGTGTTTTAAATTCATCAGATAATTCAGTTACCTTCAAACTAATGCTTCTTCCAGCATTTTGATTAAGTGTTGCAACAACCTGATCATCAGCATACACAGGAGTTGAACCACCTACAATATCACTTGTGAATTCCTGAGCACCTTTTAAGGCAACAGGTGTAGCAAAACTCCATGTACCATCATTTGCTTGTGTTGCAATTGAATAATGTACATTCTTTAAACCAAAACTTACTATATTATTAGCCATTGTTTATTCCTCCATTTTAATTTCATAAATCCTATTTATTGATTTATCTGAATTAGAAAATTCATTAATCATTTCATAGGCAATTCCATTATTTAATAAATAACTTTCGAGTCTTTTTTCAAGCTCAGGCGTCTTGTCCTTCGTAACTAGAGTGATTTGTATTGTTGATTTATATAATATTGGCATGTCATCATGGTATCCAATAGGAAACTTTGATGTTTCTTGATACACAATGTATGGCATGTCAACATTACTTTCATCATCGTAAACATTAGTTCCATAGCAAACCCTATTCTCTAGTACTTCATTTAAAATGGAATATAAGTCTTCTAAATTCACAAGCTCTTACCTCCATTAATTATTCTTTTTATATCCTCTAACATTTGAGGCGTAAACTTATCATAAGCTGGTCTCATAAATGGTCTTGGTGCCACATGCTTACCACTCCTATGTTTGAATCCAAGCTCTACAAGATGAACAAGTCGTCCCTTTTCTTGTGATGATATGTATATCACTTTATCCTTACCATCGCCAAATACAGTTTTAACAAATGTATCGGATAAATGCTTGCTCCCTCCACTGCTTTTTGGACAGTACTTTTGAATATAATCTAGTATGTCATCAGCTGTTTTATCCAATCTATCTTCTACTAAATCATTAACATCAATGACGTAATCATCAAC